CGGAAGCCCGCTTCGGTATTGAGTTTCAGGGTGTAACCCATCTTTTTAAGTCAGGTTACACGGGTTACACGTAAAATTTTGCGAGATAGGAAAATAGCATGGTGAAAAAGAGAGTAGTGATCGGGGTATCAGGCCCGAAGAACGTACCAGTCGGTGAGGCGCATCATCGCGCGGTGCTCTCAGATGATGAGGTGGAGCTTTTACGAACGCTCTATGAAGAGGAAGGGATGACCTGCGAAGCCCTCGGTAAAAGGTTTGGCGTCAGTAAAATATATGTTTACATGATTGTGACGTATCAGCGCAGGAACACCACGCCCGATAGCTACAAGACAATCGAGGTCGAGGTTGACGATAACAATGAGCTCACCGGATTTCACGAAGTCGATGACGACTAGGTTTACATGGAACTCTAAAAATATAGGAGAATACGACTATGGAAGATGCAGATAATAACGAGATAGACACAGCGCAACTTACAGCGACAGAAAAAAGAGAACTTTTTCTCGCTGTATTAGCAGAGACTTGTAACGTGACCAAAGCTTGTGAAAGATCGGGCCTTGATCGTGGTAATGTCTATCGGCTTCGTGAAGATAACGATGATTTTCGTGAGCGATGGGACAAGGCTAAAGAGCTCGGGGTCGAGGCCCTTGAAGATGAGATGCACAGACGCGCGATGGTCGGCGTGACCAAGATCAATAAATACGGCGTGTATCGTGAGTACAGCGATACGCTTGCGATCTTCCTCGCCAAAGCACATAAACCCGAGAAATTCAGTGAGCGTATTCGTAATGAGATCACCGGTGCTGGCGGAGCTCCGTTGAACCTTGACGACCACAAGATCGCTGCGAAGCTCGATGCCATTCTCAAAACAGCTCAATCTCGAAGAGCGTCCGCCGAAGAACCTGAGGCAGACGATGACTTTGACGACTTATGCTAAAAACCGAAGCTGTAAGATCGGTAAGGTAACACTAAAGAAATCGAACACTGAGCTACATGTGCTCTCGTCAGCGGAGGAGGCTTATCGCACTGTGTATTTTCCTTGGGGCGAGGTGACATTCCGCAATTATGACGGCGACCATGTGACGAACGTTGATATCGTTTATTACTGCGAGGGTGTGAAGAACAAAGTCATGTTCGGTAAACGAGACGAGGATGACGATTGTGATTGATCCTAACAGCTATAACTGGCAAGAGCTTTTGCCCTACATGACCGAGGAAGAGAAGCAATTTGTCGCCCGGGGGATCGAGATGAACATGAACGTGTGGGACCCGCTTGATGGTCCTCAACGCATGGCTTATGAGAGCACAGCCGATGTCATCGGGTATGGCGGAGCTGCGGGAGGGGGCAAGACCGATCTTATGTGCGGCAAGGCTCTAACCCAGCACCAAAAGAGCTTGATCGTCAGGCGTGAAGGGACGCAGCTCACCGGGATCATCGACCGATTAACGGAGCTCATTGGGAGCAAGGACGGCTACAACGGGCAGGAAAAGATATGGCGGCTCAAAGGCGATAAGGAAAACCCGTATCGACAAGTCGAGTTCGGCTCCACGCCTAACCCTGACGACTGGAACAAATACCAAGGACGGCCTCGAGACTTCCTCGGCATCGATGAAGCTGCGAACTTCCTCGAGGGGCAGGTCAGGCCCCTCATTGCTTGGGTGCGTAGCGTTGATCCTGAGCAAGCTTGCCAAACACTCATGACATTCAACCCGCCGACAACGGTCGAGGGTCGCTGGCTTATCAAGTATTATGCGCCTTGGATCGATAAAAAGTATCATGGTGTGAGAGCTGAGCCCGGTGAGATCAGACACTTTGCTATGATGCAGACAGGGCAAGAAGGCGTCGCTGAGGAGGTCGAGGTCGAAGATACTCGCCCGTTCGTGCAGCTCAACGGCGAAACGATATATGATTTCGACCCGAAAGACTTCAAACCGACGCAGATCGTGATCCCGCAATCTCGCACGTTCATACCGTCAAACATCACCGATAACCCTTACCTCATGGGGACTGGATACATGTCACAGCTACAAGCACTACCCGAACCACTCAGATCACAGATGCTCGATGGAGATTTCTCTGCGGGCATGACCGACGACCCTTGGCAAGTCATCCCGACAGCTTGGGTCGATGCGGCGATGGAACGATGGGAGGAGCTGCACCACAAACCACCTATGGACAGCATGGGTATCGATGTCGCGAGGGGCGGTGCGGACAAGACCATCATCGCTCGGCGTCATGGATGGTGGTTCGACCGGCTCATCACTTATCCGGGAACCGAGACGCCTGACGGACCAATCGTGGCGGGACAGGTCATCACACACGCTCGGGATAATGCTCCTCAGCATATTGATATTATCGGTGTGGGCGCATCGCCTTACGACTTCCTCGTGCAAGCAAACCAGCCAGTGTACGGCGTCGATGTGCGAGAAAGCGCACCGGGGACCGATCAATCCGGCTTGCTGACGTTCAAGAATTTGCGCTCGTGGCTGTGGTGGAACTTCCGCGAGAAGCTTGATCCGAAAAATAATTACGGGGTAGCCCTGCCTCCTGACGACGAGCTGGCGGTCGAGCTCTGCACTCCGAAGTGGTCTGCCGAGGGCAAGACGATCAAAGTCCAGTCGCGAGAAGAAATTTACGACAAGCTTAAAAAGTCCGTTGACCGCGCTGTGGCGGTGCTTCAAGCGTCTATCGAGACGCCGAAGATGGAGAATGTTATCGGAGGTATACATGGAACGCCAGAAACAGAGTATGATCCGTATGAGAATATTTGATTAACGTTGCAACGAGAAGGATCAAACCATGTGCGGACCAGCCGTAGTACCCATTGCAGCCGCCGTATCTGCCGTCGCAGGTGTAGCTAGCGCAGTCAACCAAGCAAAACAGGCGAAGAAAGCTGACAAACGCGCAGCCCAAGCCAACGAAACAGCCAAGAAAAACGCAGCCGATGCCTTGCAGCAACAAGAGCGCGAGATCAATCGGAAGAACGCGAAGAAGCCAAACGTGGCGGCGATCTTGAGCACAAACAAACAGGCCACGCAAAACCAGACATTGCTATCAGGACCTCAGGGCGTCGACCCGGGCTCTCTGCAATTAGGGACAAACACACTGCTAGGACAATAACACATGGTAAGCTCCGATACGCCCGTCGAAAGTAAGACTGACCGCGACAAATACCTCTCGGCATTGCAAGCAATGAAAAACGAGCGGGCGTCGTGGGACCCTCACTGGGCCGAACTTGCTCGCTATATGCTGCCTCGATCCGGGCGGTTCTTTGCGAGCGATATCAACAAGGGAGGTCGTCGCCATAATAACATCTATGACAACACAGCTACTCGAGCAACGCGGGTACTGGGTGCAGGTTTGATGGGCGGGGCTTCAAGCCCTACGCGACCGTGGATGCGTTTAGCGGTAGCCGATCCTGATATGATGAAGTTCGAACCGGTCAAGGTCTGGTTGAACGAGACGACCCGGATCATGCTTAACATCTTCCAGCGGTCGAACACATATCGCACGATCCACCAGATGTATGAAGAACTGGGCGTGTTTGGGACTGCGTGTTCCATCATGACAGACGATTTCGATAACGTGATCCACCAACACGGACAGACTATCGGAGAATATTCTCTCGGGCTTGATGAGAAACGCAACGTAAACACAATGGCCCGCGATATGCAGATGACGGTGCGGCAGATCATCGGGCGGTTTGGATTGGATAAAGTATCCCAGACCGTTAAAAACTTGTACGCACAGGGCAATCTCAATGCTTGGGTTGATGTTGTCCACATAATCGAGCCCCGCACTGACCGCGATCCGAGGATCAAGAACGCGCAGAACATGCCGTATAAATCGATTTATTTCGAACCCGGCGCGGGCGGGCTCGACGAACGCGCCTTCTTGCGGGTATCTGGTTTCGATCAGTTCCGCGTTTTGGCTCCACGCTGGGCGGTGATGTCTAACGACATTTACGGCTCTCCTTGTCCGGGCATGGAAGCTCTGGGCGACACAAAACAGCTACAGCACGAGCAAGTGCGCAAAGGTGAAGGCATCGACTATCAGACGAAGCCACCACTGCAAGTTCCTTCGAAACTGAGGGGACGAGCTCTCGACCGACTTCCGGGTGGCGTATCGTATTACGATCAGACAAACCCACAAGGAGGTGTGCGATCCATGTTCGAGGTGAACCTCGACTTGAACCACTTGCTCGCTGATATTCAGGACGTGCGCGAGCGTATCCGGGGCGCGTTCTACACTGATCTCTTCCTCATGCTGTCTCAGGCTCCCACGACGAACATGACCGCAACTGAGGTCGTTGAGCGTCACGAAGAGAAGCTGCTTATGCTCGGCCCTGTGCTTGAGCGTTTGCACAATGAGCTGCTTGATCCCCTGATCGAGATGACCTTTACCCGTATGCTCACAGCTCGCGGGCCGAACGGTGAGAGCATGTTGCCCCCTCCTCCTGAGGAGCTGGAAGGCCAAGAGCTCAAGATCGAATTTGTATCCACGCTGGCACAAGCTCAACGCGCTATCGATGTTAATGCTATTGATCGTTGGACCGGTAGCCTTGGTATCATTGCTCAGACAAAACCAAACGTGCTTGATAAGTTCGACGAGGATAAATGGGCGGAGATTTACGCTGATCGTCTCGGCATTGACCCCGAGTTGGTCGTGGCAGATGAGCAGGTCGCCTTGATCCGTCAGGATCGCGCACAACAAGAACAGGCTGCACAACAAGCAGCTATGCTCGCTCAGGGCGCAGACGTGGCCCAGAAGCTATCCGCTGCCGATACAGGCGGTAAGAACGCACTAACCGACGTGATAGGAGCTGCGCAATGATCGATCCTCACAATATCCAAGAGCTTAGGGAGCTGAGCGAAAATATTAAAGCGGCCTACACCAAAGCAGGATTTACCGCGAGTGGCGTGTGCAAGGCCGCAGGGTTGT